AGCACGGATGATAAAGTAACCTACGGAAGTAATGATTATAAAGTAGTTGATATTTTTGAGGTACCTGGGGCAAGTGGTAGCACAAACCATAAGGAATTGAGATTAGTAAAATGGCCAACATAGATATAACATTCGATGCAAAAGATTTTAACAAAGGTGTCAAAAAACTCGCGATTCTAGTAAAACAAAAGAGCGAAAAGGCGCTTAACGAAATTGCTTTGGAAATCTTGAGATTGTCCGCCTTTGAGGTACCTCACGATAAGGGACTGTTGCAAGCATCTGGGAATAAAGAGCCAAAAGGTGAGGAGGTAATAGTAGGATATAATAAGGTGTACGCGGCAAGGTTACATGAACACCCGGAGTATAATTTTCAAAAGGGTCGAAAAGGTAAATATTTAGAGGATCCAATTAAAAACAACCTCAGAGTATTTAGAGAGTTTTTCAGGAAAACATTAGCAGAAATAAAATGAAATTAATTGAAGAAGTAGCACGACATTTTCATGATAATAGTTTGGGTACTCTATCCACTGATCTGTTTTATGGCCATCTACCCGATGTTGAGGCGGATACAAGTATTTTAGTGAGAGACACCGGGGGCATGGAGCCAGATAAAGATCTTCTCGATATTAAATATCCAACTTTTCAAGTGTTTATTAGGGCAAAGACCTATGGTGCTGGAAAAGATATATTAGACTCAGTTAGATCACTTCTCCATGGAGTAATTAGCGAAACATTGATTCCGGATGGCATTCACTATCGAAGGATTCATGCTTTGGCCGAAGGTGGCCATATTGGTAAAAACGAAGCTGGCTATCATGAATTCAGTATCAATTTTGAGGCGGAAATAGTGGAATGAAAACAATAGAGGGTATTAGAGTAAGAGAGTTAAGATGCCGACGATGCCGGGCACATATTGTCCATGAAAGGATCTTTGCGGGGTATGTTGTACATACATGCCCGAAGTGTGGTTATTTAAACAAATTTGAATTTAGGTTTATTGATGTCCAAAGCGTTCGTGATATGATTAATAAGAAGTTTGTTATCAAACCTAAGAAGGGGGTGAATAAAATTGAGTAATGCATTGCAAGTAGAACTAGGGGCAGTCGATGTTCAAGTCGATGGCGTAGATGTGGGACACCAAAAAGGTGGTGCCGAAGTTACGTATGAGCCGGAGTTTGTCGAAAGTGCCGTTGATGCTTATGGGGGAACTGCCATTGAAGCATATCTAAAAGGTGAAAGATTAACCGCAAAGGTTAGATTTGCCGAATACACGATCGATAATCTTCGCAAGGCGATGCCGCAAACCCAGTTTGCCGGTGCCGCTAACGCTCGAATAACGATTGGAGCAAAGGCTGGTAAAAAGGCATCTGATGATTCGGTTGAGCTAACACTACACCCATCAACAGAAGGTACTCGTAAACATGACGTGGTTCTGTATAAGGCCGTAGCAATAAGCTCGATAGTTTTGCCTCATACAAATGAGGATGACAAGATCATCGAAGTTGAATTCTTGGCACTTATTGACGAATCTAAGTCCGACGGTAATTACCTCGGATTAATCGGCGACAGTACGGCCTAACCTAGTTGAGTAGCAATGTGCCCTTAGTGGCCAGTTACCAACTATGAACACAATAACCGTCCAGTTGGACGATAAAAAAATAGAAGTAAGAAAATTGCCTATTGGTGAATATCCTGATCTAATTAAGGCAATCAAGAGACTTCCAAAACATTTACAATCTTTCGAAAATCTCGAAACTGATAAGATCCTAGAATTGTTGCCCGAAATTGTGGGCGATAGTTTACCGGATCTATTAGGCGTAATTGCTTTAGCCGTAAAATTACCAGTTGAGGAGGTAGAAACATTAGGCTTGGCAGAAATCGCAAAATTAATAGAAGCTATATTTGAAGTTAATAATTATGCGGAGGTGTATAAGATTATAAAAAAAGCGGTGGCCCACCCAGCGCTAAAAAAGTTAAAACAAACCAGCACCAAAGCTTCCTAGAGTGGTTATGGTGGGCTGTTGACCTTTTGGCTAGTGAATATGGAGGTGGACCTCAAGAGATACTTGATAATGTCTCTATTTACGAAGCTCTTTGCCTCGTGGAAAAAATCAACGATCGTCAAATATACGATATGAAAATGCAAGCGACTATTGCTTCCTATCCTTATTTTGATAAAGATGGCAAACTCAGTTTTATTCGCGGACTTGATGGTTTAACATCTGAAAAAAGAAGAAAGTCACAAAAAACAAAGCTTGATAAGGCTGGTTTTGGAGCTCTCAAATTTGCAATGAGCCAAAACCCTAAAATTATAGTAAAGTAGAAGTATGGAGTTAACAGAAGAACACAAAGAAAACATAAGCATCAGTCTCAAAAGGGCATATATCGAGAATCGTAGGACCGGGTTTTCTAAAGGACAAGTGCCCTGGAATAAAGACCTAAAAGGAATACAGCCTTATATGAATTTAGAAGGATTAAAATTGGGGCGATATAAAGGTAAAAAACTCTCAATAGAAACAAGGGAGAGAATGAGTGAAAGCCATAAAAAGAAGCTGGGGCCCTTGAGTAGTAATTGGAAAGGTGGGACCAGTAGAGGCTATAAAACTGGATATTGGTCATTAGAATATAGATTGTGGCGCAAGGCAGTATTTGCGCGTGATAATTATACTTGCCAAGATTGTGGCCTTCATGGCTCGGAGGGATATTTAACAGCTCATCATATAAAGAGCTTTGCGGAATATCCTAAATTAAGGTTTTTACTAGAAAATGGTCTAACTTTATGTGAAGAATGTCATAAACTAACTGATAATTATAAAGGTAGAGGAAGGAGGGTATCACAATTTCATTCGAAGTTGGATCAGTAATAGCAAGATTAAAGGCAGACGTTACGAACTTCAAAAAGGGGATGGGTGATGCTCAAAAAGAAGTCTCCGGCCTCACGAGTAAAACTTCTCAAATGGTCAGTGCAAGTAAGAAATTAACGGCCGGATTACTTATAGTTGGTACAGGAGCCGCCTTTTTAGGTAAAAAATTCTTAGAACAGGCGGCTTCTTTTGAGCAATCTCAAATTGCTTTCACAACAATGTTGGGAAGTGCGGAAAAGGCAAATGCGCTTTTGAAAGAATTAGCGGATTTTGCAAAAAGGACTCCTTTTGAACTTAAAGGGGTTGAAATGGCCGCAAAACAAATTCTCGCAATGGGAGGGAATACTAAAGATCTATTGCCAGAATTGAAGGCATTAGGAGATGTTTCCGCCGGCACTGGAGCACCACTTGAAAGACTTGCTCTTAATTTCAATCAGGTTAGACTTCAAGGTAAATTAACTGGGAGAGAACTTCGAGATTTCGCCGTCAACGGAGTACCATTAATATCTGAATTGGCTAAAAATTTGGGTGTTGCTGAAACCGAAATAGCGGGTATGGTTTCCGCCGGTACGATTGGATTCGCAGAGGTGAGCGAGGCATTTACCACAATGACGAGTGAGGGTGGTAGATTTGCAAACCTTATGGATGAGCAAAGCAAAACGCTTGAGGGGCAAGTATCAAACCTCAAGGATGAGTTTAATCTTCTTGGAAGGGAGATCGGAAAAGAGCTCCTACCAACTGCAAAAAGAATGGTGGGATTTATTATCCATGATATATTGCCGGCGATTAGTAACTTTGTAAAGTGGGTAAAGAAAAATCGAGAAGTAGTAATCGCACTTGCTATAGGAATTATGGTAGTAATGATTCCTGCCTTCGTGTCTTGGGCTATAGCCGCAGGAGCGGCGGCAGTAGCCACTATCCTGGCAATAGGACCTCTGTTGCTCTTAGGGATCGCTGTAGCCGCTCTAGCGTACCTTGTTATCAAAAATTGGGATTGGATTAAGGAAAAAACTCTAGCTCTTTGGAATTATATAAAGGATACCTTTCAGAGGATGCACGATTTCCTAGTAACGATCGGGAATAGGATAAAAGATGCAATGATTAGGCCATTCTCTGAGGCATGGGACAAAATACAAGATGTGGTTAATAAAATAAGAGATGCACTTGATTTTACAAAACGTCACTCACCATCGGTGATAGATCTTGTTGAAAGAGGAGTGGGGCAGGTTAATAAGGCCATGGAGGGACTCGAATTTAACACTAATTTGTCTCCTCGGCTTACTGCCGCCGCAATAATGCCACAAAGAAGTGGAAATAACTTAACCTCAGTCACCGTAAATCTTCCCGGTGCCATCATCTCCAGTGAGGGGGCGGCCCAAGAAATTGCGGAGATAATTGGTGACAACATTGTTAAAAAAGTACAAGCAAACATAAGGACCTAAAATGGCAGTACCAATAGTTACAACACAGGCCGCTTCTGGGATAGGTTTGAAAAGCGCCACTGGAAACGGGAATATTACATCAGGAGCAAGCATTACGAGGCGTGGCTTCCAATTTAATACAGTAAAATATCCCGATAAACAAGTCTACGAGGATGGCTCTTTTGGCACTGGTGCTTTTGCTTTGTCGATTACCGGCCTCACTCCAGGTCGAAAATACTTTTTTAGGGCATTTGCAATAAACGCCGACGGTACGGGATATGGGGGTTGGGCATTTTTTACATGCACAGCGCCAACTTACAACGTCACAATTAATAGTATTGATAGGACCGGAGATGTGGCGCATGACACTCTCGTTATTAGCGACATAATAGATGATCAGGTGAATACTTGCCGATTTATACTCGATGATCTGAGTGGTAACGGGATCCCGACCAATGATCAAGAAATTTCAATCACATTAAATGATGGCTCCAAACTCTTTGCCGGATATATAGTTAATACTGTTTTAGAAAATAAAACAGAGGGTGGGGGTAGTGTAAAGACTCAGATACAATGTGTGGATTATTCGAGGCTTTTGGATCGGAATTTAGTACACAAAACCTATATTGATAAAACAGATAAAGAGATCATTGAAGCAATAATTTCTACCTATTGCCCGGGATTCGGAATTACCACAGACAATGTTGTTGAAGGAGCCACGATTGATCAAATTTCCTTCAACTATATTCAGCCGAGTCAGGCTTTCAGGAAAATTGCGGAGCTTACCGGAAGGCATTGGTATATAGATTATGATAAAGATATTCACTATTTTCCTCTCACGACATCCGTTACTCCTTTTAATATAACTAGCGCATCAACTAATTATTGGGGTTTTAAAATAAAGAAGGATGCATCGCAAATTAAAAACAGAGTTTATGTTCGTGGAGGGACGAAATTATCCGAATTCACGACTTATGTTACCGTTGGAGATGGAGAAAAAGTAAAAATTGTATTGCCGGATAAACCTCACAACGTCACCGTTGAAATCGATCGGGGTGGCGGATATTTAGAGGAAACAGTTGGAATTAAGAATGTAAATTTGTCAGGATTCGAGTGGTACTTGAATTTTCAGGAAAAATATATTGAGCAAGATGAGGGAGAGTCAGTTTTGAGCTCCACAGATAAATTTAAACTTACCTATAAATATGATATTCCTATTTTAGTTGCAGTTGAAAATACGGCATCGATCCTTGCTAACGGCCAAAAAGAATTTGCAATTTTTGACAAATCAATCACAACAACACAGGCCGCCCGGGATAGGGCAAGTGGAGAGCTCACGGATTACGCTAACAATATTATAGAGGGCAGTTTTAATACTTGGGAAACTGGATTTGTCAGTGGCCAATATATAAATATTAATCTATCGGATTATGACATTAACGATGATTACGTTGTGCAAAAAGTAGTTGCTCGAGCCATCGGAGCAGGAGAATATTTGTATGAAATTTCTATCGCGAGCGCGAAAACCTTGGGTATTATTAAATTTTTAATCCAATTATTAGAAGCTAACAAAAGCTTGGTCGAATTGGACGATGACGAAGTAGTGGACGAACTGTTACAATTAAGCGACAGTCTTTTAAGTGACTCTTTAATGGATAGTTTGGTAATCGATAGTACCGGACCTTACCATGTTTATCAAGATGACAGTGCTCCAATCGATGATCTAGGGATCGGAAGATGGGGATTGTCTCAATATAAATACTAAGATGCAAAAACTAAAATTAACAGAATCGGTACCGGTGGTAGGATTTCTGAAAATCACTATTCGTGATGCCAAAACAGGAAAGATCAAATCAGTTGATGAGATTAAGAATTTAGTTACCAACGTAGCTAGGAACTCTTGGGCAGATCACGCTAGAGGCATTACAGAAAATAATAAGGGTATAATCACATATTGTGCCGTGGGGACTGATAGCACGGCTCCTGTTGCGGCTAACACTACTCTAGGCACGGAGATAGAGAGAAAGTTAATATCGACTAGGGAAATCTCCTCCGGGGCCCTAAATGCCGCCGTTTTTACAACCTTCTTTAACACTTCCGAGGCAAATGGGAGCTTGAAAGAAGTTGGATTATTTGGTGATGATGCCACTGTAACTGCCGATAGTGGAACCATGTTTACTCACGCCGCGATAGATAGAACGAAATCAACTGCCGATACTCTAACAGCAGAATATACTGTTATAATAGGATAATGCCAAAATCATCAGACGTCGTTCCGGGTACAGATATAAACGCAAGTGATCAAAATAAATTGCGGGAAGATTTATTCACAGGAAAAAGAATAAATGAGGATGTGACCGCCGCCGAAACTGTGACACTTGATTT